TTCGGCCTTGTCTTGACCATCCCAGCAGTCTCCAACTGCCTGATGATCCGATGAACATTGGACTTCGCCTTCAAGCCCACAGCCTTGGCAATCACCTCATAAGAAGGCGATACCCCGTACTTCCTTGAGTACGCCTTCACAAACTCCACAATCAACTGCGCTCGCGGATTCATTGTTTACACCAGAGAACACTTGTTCCCAGTTTACACCAGAAAAATATATATACCCCCGGGGGGTCTGGTTTGGCGGGAGAAGGGGGGGGGTTGGATGGGAGGAATATTTGGGGGAGTGGATTTGAGCGTAACGCGCAGGAGGGTGGTCACTTGCGCACAAGGGCCCCTCCCCACCCGGTGGGGTCACGCCACCCCCGTTTTCACGTCCCCGTTTCCACGCGCTCCACCGTTTCAACATCACGCGCACCTGATGCGCCACGCCTTGCCGTGGACTGCACCAACCGCAGGTGCCCGGCTAGCGCTGCTTTCAACTCTGGCGCTGTCAGTGGTCGTTCTTGCGTAGTTTGAACCTCGCGCCACATGCCGGCTGCACGGCCCAGCAACTCCAGGGCTTTGAGCTGACTGCCTTCCTGCTTGGCATCCTTGCTCAGCCCCAAAAGCCTCCGCATCACAAACCGCCGCGTTGCCGCCAGATCTTCCGCGAGGTGTTCTTGCTGCTCTTCCTCTCCCGCCTGAATCAGCGCCAGGACTCTTGGATCCCTACTCAGCCTGAACGCACTGCTTGCGATGCTCTGGTCATTCGCCTGGGCATTCGGGTAAGCGTCTCTGTAGGCTTGCCGGTACGACTTGCCCTCGATGACTCCGCGTGCGAACGCCAGTTGGCTCTGCGTCAATGGCCGTTGTCTCTTCCATCCTGGGGATGCCACAACTGTCCCATCTCCCCTCTGGAGTGGAGGATCTGCCGCGGCCACCAACCGTTCCGCTTCGCTCATCTCGCCGGGCTCCTCTTCCGGCCCGGCATCGTGTAAACGGTCCCATTCATCCGCAGCATCATCCAACGCTTGCAGGTAGTCTTCTCTCGTTGTCTTGTTCACGATCTGACACCTATCGATTGATCCGCACCGATAACCCCAGGCTATACCAACGCCTTACGGTCACTGTTCCCATGTTATCCACAACCCGCAGACTTGTCCACAGCTTGTCCACAGTCTGTGGATAACCCTTAGATCTGCACTTGTTTTGTGCAATCACCTATGAACCCCTGTGGATAACTTTGTGAACAACTCGCTTCCTGCTCCTGAATTTATTTGGGAATGGTAGGGCTACTGCGCCGGGAAAAATCGATCCTGGGCCGTTCTGATGCGTTCTAGGGCCATCCGCTTTTTGGTCCATTCGACCCCACTGTTGACATGGTCTGATCTTCCATGTTCTACGCATGCGCGCGCACATCACGCGGGCGCGGTTGTCATCTTGCCGCTCGGCTTCGCCTCTTCCCCCGGCCGATAGCACTAGCACCGTGCTACACCCTATTGACAGTCCCGGTTTACACCGTTACGCTCGCGGTGCGCCTCGGCGCCCCCGCAGCGGGTGCTGCGGCGGAACTCGGAGACCCCATGTCATATCAGACCCGCGAGGAATGGCTCACCGCAGCCCTCTCCCATGTCCGTTCATTCGTCGGCCTGCCCGCCCGCATCCGCGTGGCGTGCGGGTTCCCCTCGACCTTCACCCGGTCCGGCACGTTGGCCGAGTCCTGGCCCGACACCGAGTCCGGGGACGCCACCTGGGAGGTGCTCATCTCCCCCACCGTGGCCGAGCCGACACTGGTTCTGTCCCTCTTGATCGGCGCGGTGGCGCATGCACTCCCAGGTGCAGCCACCGATGGATCCGCCACGTATCAATCGGCATGCGTTGACCTGGGCCTGATGCCCGACAGTGATAGCTGGCGCACCCCCATCCCAGGCCCGGACTTTGGCGACCAGTGGGCCGAGACCCTGGCGCAACTGGGGCCGTATCCCCACGCCCCGATCCTGACCGGCGCCAAGAAGACCCAGGGCACCCGCATGCTCAAGCTGACATGCCCGACCTGCGGCTACAACGTCAGGACGACCGCCAAGTGGATCGCAGTCGGTTTGCCCGTCTGCCCCTGCGGTGACACCCTCGCACCCGAGGCCACCGAGGCCACCGAGACCGAATGACCAACCCGCCCGGGTGACCGGGCAGCACCGGGAAGACACCATGACCAAAACTCAATCGGCACTGATCGCAATCCCCCTCGGGGCAATCATCGCGGCCTATCGGCAGATCACCAGCGACACCACCACCCAGGTGACAAAGATGCAAGCGGTGAAGGTCCTCGCCGAGGCTATCGACAAGGGCTTCATCACCCTGGAACAAGTGCGCCGCGCCAGCATGACCGCCCCAATGGTCAAGGCAGGCAGCAACCTCGCCGCGCAAAGCGCCGCCACCACAACGACGGCCCTGCCGCACCCGATCCCGTCGGACTCGCGCCTCGACGCCATCGCCCAGGCAGCGACCAGAGCCGAGAACGCAGCGGTGAGCCTCGCGACCACCGTCGGCGTTCTGAATGGTGGACTGGCCGCAGCGGTGCAGGACATCGCCAGCACCAACGCCCTGGCACAACAACACCACGCCACCCTGGAGACGGTGCAGCGCACCATCGCCAAGGTGGCCGCCGACCTTACCCAGGTGCGCAGTGCCTCGCGACTGGACCCCACCGAGATTGCCGCCGAGATCAAGACCGCGATTGACGCAGCCATCCGCCCCGTCGTGGCCGCATGCGAGGCATCACCCGAGGTGGCCGCCCAGGTGGCCGCCCAGGTGGCGCAGCCCGTCACCCGACAGGAAGCGGTGGACCTTTTCGGGATCGACGCCAGGGACCACCGGGGCAACCCGCTTGAATTCGATCATTGGGGACACCCTGAAGCGCCGCCCGTGGATCCGGCCTACATCTGGACGGAGGAGACCCTCCGCCACTTATTTTTGATGCAGGAGACCGGGCGCAACGTCTGGCTGGGTGGACCCGCCGGCACAGGCAAAACGCAGACGATCCAACAGTTTGCGGCCAGGACAGGCCGCATGTTCCGGCGCTTCGTTTTTGATAGGTTGGCGACGAGGGAGGACTACCTGGGCGCGACCGGCCTGGAATCCGGGTCTACCGTGTTCCAGGCTGGCCCGGTGCTCGACGCCTACACCACACCCGGCGCGGTCTGCCTGCTCGACGAGGTTGGCATGGGCAACCCGAGCGCCCTCTCCGCGCTGAACGGGTTCTTAGAGCCTGGGGCCCGCATGGCCTACGCCGACCGAGTGTGGACCCGAGCACCCGGCACGCTCTTCGCGGCCGCAGACAACTCATTGACGCAAGGCGACCAGAGTGGACGATTCGCAGGCGTGGGTCAGATGAACACCGCCTTTTCTGAGCGCTTCGCGTTCGTCGTGCCGTTCCGTTACCTCGACCCCCAGATTGAAGCCCAGGCCCTCGCCAAACACGCAGGATGCTCCGACACCCTGGCCCGCCACGTGATCGCAGCCCTGACCGTCTGTCGGTCCAAGGTCGATAGCGGAGACATCATCGACCCGCCTTCGATTCGGCAGGCTATCGCGTTCGTCCAGGCCTGCCGGGTTTTGCCAGTGCCCGATGCGTGGCACGTGACCATCGCCGCCCGCCAGCCCGCTGAATCATCGGTTGCGCTTGCGGCCGTTTACACCGCCACCATTGACGCCGACTTGATCGGCCGGGAGATCTGACCATGGCAGCACTCGACACCATCGCCCCCATGCTGAGCCGCACCGTGTACGGCTGGCAACTGCGCCAGGGGATCGAATCATTCGCGCACCACGCATGCGCAGCGCTCGGCTTGCAGCCGGTGACCATCACATGGTCATACTGGGTGAATACCGCAGCCATATCAGGCAAGGGCTGCATGATGCTTACCGACCTGATGGACGACGAGCGGGTGCCACCGGCCCGCATCGCCCGCATGGCCGGCTACGTCGTGCACGAACTGCTTCACCGCAAGTGGACAAACTTCAGGATCAACGACCCGCGCCCATACGTGCAGCAAATCCACAACGCGCTGGAAGATGCGTACATCGAGCGCCGCGCGATCAGCGAAGGGTTACTAGGCAATGTCCGCCCTTTGCTGCACTCACTCATCCGCGACATGGTGACCGAGGCCGCCGCCCAGGTGCAGGACTGGACCGACCCGCGCCAATACCCGTTTTCCCTGGCCGTGTATGCCAGGGGCTACGGTGTCACCGTGCCCGTACCGGCCGCGCTGATGCCCATCTACCGTGAGGCAGCCCGCCGAGTGGAGGCATGCACATGCACCGCCGACACCCTGGCCGCGGCGCAATGGGTATATGACCAACTGCAACAGCAGCCCGAGCAACAGCCAGAGCAACAGCCAGAGCAAGGCGAGCAAGGCGACGAGGGCCAGGATGGCCAGCAAGGCGACGACGGAGAGGGCAAGGACCAGGATGGCCAGCAAGGCGACGAGGGCCAGGACGAGGGCCAAGGCGAGGGACAAGGCGAGGGCGAGGACGGAGAGGGCCAGGAGCCGGACGACGCCGGAGAGGCGCAGCGCCCCAACCACAGAATGCACCCCCGCGAGACTGAGCCGACGAGCGGCCGCCCATCCGGGGCCGGTGGCACCTATCAGGCCGAGGCAGCATCCCCCGGGACACTGGCCCAATGCGGCGACACGTGGCCGACCACGATGCCCATCCCCGGCCGCTTGAGGTACGAGGTGCGCCGGCTTTTTGAGAACTCCGCCCGCGAATGGCGCGATTCGGGTTTCAAGTCGGGCAGCATCCATCGGGGCAGCCTTTACAAAGTCGGCGCCAACAGGCCGGAGATCTTCGCCCGCCGGTTCTCGGAGGACGGCATCGATAGCGCCGTTGTGATCCTGCTCGACATCAGCGGGAGCATGTACTCCAAACCAGACCCGCGCATCGCCTGCGCCGTGCCGGCTTGCGTGATGCTGCTCGACTGCCTCGCCCAGGCAGGGGCGGACACGATGGTTGTCGCCTTCGGGGCCTGCACTCACGTAGTCAAGCCATTCGGCACCCCGTGGCGTCGCGCAGTGCCGACTTTGGAACACATCGGGGCCGAGGGTGACACTTGCGACTATCACGCTCTGCGCCTCTCACACGACCACATCCTGAGGCATCCAGCACAGCGCCGCGTCTGTTTCGCGATCACCGACGGCCAGGGGGACATGGACCGCACCCGCGCCCAGCGCATGAGCGGGGAAGCCCTGGGCATCCAGCACCTGGGCATCGGTATACAAGAGGATTGTTCATTTACCTGGGGCAGCCAGTCCGTGACCATCAACACCCCCGCCGACCTGGGCA